ATGGGCCACTGTTTGCACGTTACATCTTTCTTAGTGCCAGCATTAATTAACAAAAAAGGCTCAGAAAACAATTTAACTTTTTTTTCTTCACTATTTAAATATAATTTTGGTTTATTGGTTACCAATGTAAGGCGAATTCCTAATTGTTGGCTTAAATTTTGCGTGTATCCTAACAAAAAAGGAACAGGCACCGTATTAGATGCATTAATTAAATCAGTATATTGAACTTCAATAAATTTTGCCTCTTGATCTTTAAGTGGTGTTATATGAGGGTTGTTATTAAAAATAGAAGAGCAACGTGTTCTCACATCAGTTAAATACTGATCCTTATATTTAATATGTAATGAATAAATAGCTGCGGTTAGGGTACACAGGTCGCCAGGGCATAAATTACATTTAATTATTATTTTTTCTTTCGTTCTCATTTAAATAACCTATTCAGCTATATATGTAAAAGAAAGATCTTCATGGAACAACATCAAAATCCAATTAATAGAGAACCAACATTGCGACCATGTGATGTAAAAAGTCCTCTTAATGATAAGCCTAATCTAGATCCTGTTCCAGGTCAATGTCATGACACTGGGGAGCCTTCATTTCGTAGAATTGAGGATGAATTTAAAGATTGGATTCAAGAAAGTGACAGCAATAAAAAAACTGGCTTAGGAGCAAGGGGTGATTGTGATCCCATGATGTCGGGTCACATTATCAACGATATAGAGCAGCCTAGTTATAATACTATTTATCGCTATTCAAAATCTTTACGAGGGGCTGATGAAGCGATAATGGACCTTTTTAGAGATGTTGTTGTTATTGATGAAAACGGAAAGGCTCATCATGTTCCTATAATTTGGGCAACACAAGAAAAGGCAGTAGCAGCAGTTCTTCAAGATAATGTGCGTAAAGATAAAACATTAGTGGTAGATCGAATTAGGCTTCCCATGTTGGCTGTCCATCAAACTGATATCCAATTTAATCAGGAAAGATACACATATAGTGAGGCAAGATATTTGGGGCGATTATTAGATGGACGACCCGGATTTACTGTTTCCGAAAAATACAATAGAGATACGGTTTTTGGCATTACAAGAGGCATACCCGTAGATATTTCTTATACTTTATATGCCTGGACTTTATATCTTGAAGATATGAATCAGATAGCCGAACAAATATTTACAAAATTCAATCCGGTTGCATACATAAACGTAAGAGGAGTGCATTGGGAAACCATTGTAGAACTAGATTCTACGGGAAACAATATTGATGTTGAACCGGGGGATCAAGCGATTAGAGTGGTAAAATTCCAATTTAATATGACAGCGAAGAGTTATATACCCCAACCAATTAGAAGGGATAAAGCGGTTCTTCGCATAAAACAGGAAGTGGTAGCAGGAACATCCGATGAAGAAATGACAGATGTTCTGGAAAAACTTGAAATAGCAGTAAAAGAATTAGAATGATAAAAATACAAAACAAACAAAAAGGCCCAGTGCAGCTTGTTATTAGATCAAGAAGAGCACCTAAAGCTTTAACATGTTTGAATATTCCAGGTCGTGGATCTGGTAAAAATATATATTTATTAGAAGATGAAAGAGCAACTGAATATATAGAGCGTGCAGAAAAACAAGGTTTAATTTCTACACAGTACGTACCTAATAGGTTAGATTAAGGGAGATTAAGATATGGCGATTCTTAAAGGGTTTCCACCATCTAATACAATAAGTCCAAGCGTCCGAATTGCAGAAAAGGACTTAAGCTTTTATGAATCTGAAAGAAGTTATCATAAGGCTGGAATGGTCGGATTTGCAAGCAAAGGTCCAATTGGAGTTCCAACATTAGTTAGAAATCAAAGAGAGCTAAATGACATTTTTGGATACCCGCATCCTGACGTTGGTGATCCATATTTAATTTACGCAGCACAACAATACATGCGAATTGCAAGTGATTGTTATATCGTTCGTGTTGGCGTATCGGAACCTGTTGAAGATGAGGCAGCAGCAATTGCAGAGGTAGATGTGCCTTCTGCTGGTGGTGTGGTCTTGTTTGCTTCTGATACTCCCGATAATGCAATTGTAGATGGTGATGGAATTGTTATTGCTGGTGGTTATAGTTTTGACAGTGATTCATTTTTCCGTTGGAGATTAAATGGCAATATCGCTAGTAAGACATTGGTTGTTTTAGCTAATGCTAATAGACCATCGCCTCTTACAAATACGGCTTACACATGTGAACAATTAGTTGAAGATCTTAATTTGCAGTTAACTTATGCTGACGATGGTATCCAGTTTTACTGCACCGATGATGATGAGATTGGCATTATGTCTGTCTTCTCATACGGTCCTGACTCTTCAATTGAATTAGTTTCTGTTTCAGACTCCATTTACGGCGGGACTGTTGTTGCCGGTGGAGGCACAAATGTAACGGGATTAGGAACAGGCATGACCCGTGCTGTTGCGCCAGGTTCTAATTTAGGTTGGCCTACATCTGGGTCTGCTGCTGTTGATGGCACTTGGGATTTTAGCGAATTAAGTGACATGAATTTACAGGTAGTTGTTGATGGCACTGACAATGTTTTGATTGATAATGTTGTCCAAGTTATTGACTTGGCGGCTATAGAAGGAACAAGTGCTAGCACTGCGGAGGTTGTTGCTGCTATTAACACACAAATCGCCTCATTGCCTGGCGGCTTCCAGGCTGTAGGTGGTGGTGTAGGTCCAACAGATGCAGATTATGCAGCAGAAGTTGCAGCTTTAAGTGTTACGCTTATTTCAAATCACTTTGGTCAAGATGCCAAAATACTTGTAAAAGCGGATAGTACCGCTGATACGGTATTTGGTTTTGAAAACTTAACTTATACCGGAGCAAGTCCTGAACGTGATACCGGCGATGCAGATGTATATGTTGCAGGTATTGTAAATGGTTCTGAAAATACGACCGGGGCAACCACAATGACAATTACGGCTGATAGCCCTGGCATTGATGGAAATGACACTCAGGTTGTAATTACTAATGACACCCATCAGGGCACTTTCACAATGGATATCTATAATAATAGTGTCCAAATGGAAACCTGGGGTAATTTAACTAAAGATGAAACTAGCAGTTATTATGTTGAAGTCTTTTTAAATGTAGTTTCTGATTGGGTGAAGGTTGAAGATGTGACAAGCAATCCAGCATCGCCCGCTGATGGAACTTACAGTTTGACAGGTGGGGAAGATGGTATTCCTGCTGATCCAGATGACCAAGATACTCTCTTAATTGGTAATAACACCTCAATGAGTGGAGTCTATGCTTTATCTGAACCTGAACAAATTGATATTGATTTACTAGCTGTTCCAGGTCATTCTTCCACGTCCGTCATTACTGCAATGATTGATGTTTGCCAAAACTACCGAATGGATTCAATGTGTATTGTTGATCCTCCATTTGGATTAACTGTATCTGAAATTATTCAGTGGCAAAATGGTGTTCATCCGTTGAATACTACCAAACTTGATACTGACTTTGCGGCTTTATATTGGCCGTGGGTTAAAATTCGTGACTCTTGGAATGGAATTGATGTTTGGGCTCCGCCTTCCGGTTCGGTAATGGCTGTGTATGCCCGAAATGACCTCCTGGCATATCCTTGGTGGGCTCCCGCTGGGGCTGAAAGAGGACAAGTGCCAGCTATTACCGATGTGTTTAGCCGCCCAACTCTTGTTGAGAGAGACTTGATGTATGGGTATCGAAATGCAATTAACCCAATTGTTCAATTCGCTGATATTGATGGTTTTGTAGTTTGGGGTCAAAAAACGTTGCAGCGTAGACCTACAGCATTGGATCGTGTTAATGTTCGTAGAATGCTTTTTGTTGCAGCAAAAATGATTAGAAAGAAGGCTCGTAGATTGCTATTCAATCCACACGACGAGATTTTCCGTGAAAGATTTATTAATATAGCAACTGGCGTTCTGGAAGAAATTAAAGTGGGGCGAGGATTAACCGATTACAAAATTAAGGCCGATGAAGAGTTGAATACGCCTGAAGTAATCGACAGAAATGAATTTAGAGCACGAATTGGTGTTAAGCCAACCAAGGCTGTAGAATTCATCTTTATTGAATTCTCTATTCACAACCAAGCTGATAGTTTTGAAGAGACTTCAGAAAACTTCTAAAAATTAGAGAGGTATGATATGGCTGAAATGGGTTTAGGTGACTTGGGACAACCCAATGTAATCTTTAAGAGAAAATTTAGATGGGGTTTTAGGGTTGATTTCTGTGGTGATTCAATTCCTGAACATTTCGTTAAAATAGCTGCTCGTCCTAATATTTCGTTTGAAGAAACTGAAATAAATGTTAAAAACGCCAAAACTTGGATACCTGGAAAAGCTTCATGGGAGCAAATCACGGTTACTTATTATGATGTAGTAAATGCTGCGGGCAGTGGATCACAGCCTGGCATCATGGCACTATATTCATGGTTGTCCAGTGTTTATGACTTCCGACTTGAAGGCGGTGGTATTCGTGGTCAATTAAACATGGGCGCAGCTCTCCAAGACTATGCTGGACAAGCAACCCTCAAAATGTATGATGGTTGTGGTGTAGCGATGGAAACTTGGCGATTGTGGGATGCTTGGCCGCAAGCTATTAACTTTGGCGACCTTGATTATGCGACATCAGAAGAAGCTACAGTGGAATTAACATTGCGGTATTCTGATGTTCAATATACATCTTGCGAAGGTACATTTGGACCATGTGGGTGTACAGCCTGCGGTGGTGGGGTGTCCGGTAACGGTCAAAGCATACTTGGTTAATTTTTCTCAAGAATTAACCAAGATTAATAAACAAGGGACTCTCATTTAAATAAATGAGAGTCCCTATTTATATTTGGGAGTATCTATGAAAATGGGAATTGGTGGTTTAATTGATGTAACCTTTAAGCGGAAATTCCGTTGGACTTTCTCTATAGATAGCATTATAGATGATTATGATAATGGTATTGATGTTTTGCCCCCACAAAAAGGCGGCAGACCACAATTAGCATGGAAAGAAATTGAATCCCAACATGTTGTAGAAAATGTATATTTTCCTGGGACACCAGATTGGAAACCCCTTCAATTAACACTTTACGACTATTGCTTTCGTAGTGACAATCATCCTATTTTTCAATGGATTCGTGAAATTTATGATCTCGATTATTTTAACAATTTGCAGTTTAGGCCAATTGTATCTGGTGGCGTTTCGCGGGCTGGCACTGCTGATAGCTTTAAACGTCAAGGCGATTTAAGTATTCTAAGCGGTTGTGGGGATGTAATTGAAAGATGGAGATTAGAAAACTGCTGGCCTCAAACTGCGGATTGGGGGGAATTGGATATGGGCGATTCCGAAGTGGTGACTTGTCAAGTTACTTTGCGATTTGATCGAGCATATAACATGTTAAGATCCTTGGAATCTAATTCTACAGCAGGGTTCTGAACAGTTGCCGTAAAATCTATATAAATCTACGGAAACCTACAATAAAACTTTGCCAAAAATCCAAATTTTGTTGTGATTTTTGGGAACGGTTATAATTGGCGGCGTAAAACCATGACATTTTTGCTGCCTCATAAATATTTTTAAATTTAATCCACATCATCTTTAAGAAGTTTTTTACATTCTTCTAATTTATCTTCAAGTTCTTTTGTTTTCCACCCCAACACTCTGCATGCTCCACTTTTGTTAAGTCTACCCTTTTTGGTATAAACTTTATTTTCATTTTCCAAAAGAGCTACAACCATATCACCAAATCCATTATTAATTAATTTTTGAATTAATTCTCGCTCTTCAATATCATTTAAGTTGTTTTTTGTAATAAACATATAATTAAATTACCTCAATAACATTATATACAATATAAACAGAAAGCGCAAATTAAGAATACCTTGATCTACTATTATCTACAGGTATTGTTTTTGTAGTATTTGGATAAACTTTTCCATTATGTATCACAATTTTTTCTAATTCGGTTTGTAAGAAATCAAGATATTTTCTCTTTAATTCTTGGTAGTTTCTAGCAGTGCGATATAGTTGCCGAAAGTGATTTAAAATACAAGTTGTCATATAATTAAAAGCTTTAGCTTTTTGTCCATTTTTGCCAACGTATTCAGGATTAAATCTATCTACCTTTTCAAAACAAATTACAACCCCTTCTTGCACGGCATCGTCATCATCTATAAAATGAAATTTAGCATATTGGACTATTTTTTCACTTAATGTATAAAAAAGAATTGCTAAGTTATCTTGTGATTCATGGAATTCTTTACACACTATTTTATATCTTTTATCATTTTTTTCAAGCAATTCATTTAGTTGATCGCCTCTTTTTTTATTTCTATTTCGTTTCATTCGTCTTTCTTGTGATTTTTTTAAATCTTCCAAGATGAACTCTCGCATTATTTTTTCTCGTTTTGAAGTTTGAAATTTTACAATCACACTCTCAAAGAATCTATTATTTAGATATTCATTAGTTGCCATAATCCTCCGGTCAAAATACAAAAAGGGCTATTTATATATTATATACTGTTTTACTCCCTTAATTTTATGGACCTTTATAAAATCTTTTTAAAAATATTAGAAAATCCATTTAACCCTAATCCTTATAAAAATCTCGCAACACATTACCAATCAGTCCAAATGGATAATGAAGCTCAAGCTTTGGTAAAATTAATAGAGATTATAAATGAAAAATCTAACAATCCAAATAATAAATAGTTGTGAAGGCGACATTCAAAAAACACTGAATTCCATCAAGACCTTTGATGGTAAGATGGATATTGAAATAGTTTTTGGCGATATCGCGGAGCGAGAATATAGAGATAGAAGTGAACTTCGCAACGAGTTAATAACACAAACAAATTGGCAAATGTACTTTAATTCAGGTGAAACTCTTGCATATGGATCACAAGATATATTAAAAGCGATTAATGGTCCAATTGCATCCTACCGCTTGCCTATATTTCAAGGCGATATAATTACCAAACAGATAAGATTGTGGCATATTAAACGAAAATTAAAGTTTTCTAATCCTATTTTTGAATGCCTTATTGATAAAGATGCTAAAGATTTAAATTCTATTATCTATTCCACTACATCTATATCTCCTAAAACTCTAGAATATATCAAACGATGGAAAGAACAATATCCTACATCACCAGAACCCTATTATTACGAGGCGTGTGTATTTTTATCACAAAAAAAATACAATGAATTTTTATCTGCTGCAAGTTTGTATTTATTTAGAGATAAAAAAAAACAAATGCCTGTTACAATGACAAGATATTATTGCGCTATGGTTTATTGTTATGTAAAAAAAGATGCAGAACAAGCAATTAAAAATTTACTACCATGTTTAGTTGTAAAGCCTTTAATGTCTGAATTTTGGTGTCTTCTTGGTGATGTGTATTATCATCTGCTCAAAAAATACAAAAAGGCGGTTGCATTTTATGAAAATGCTTTAATATTGGGCCAAAATAGACTTCAATCAGATGACTGGCCTATGGAAATTAATAAATATAAAGCATACCCATTAAAAATGAAAGAAAGTTGTGAAAAAGCTATCAGCAATACTCGTCATATGGGAATTACCAAACCGCATTTAGCTCATTAATGACTACAGTTACTTGATCTTCATATCTGGTAATGGCAAGTTGCTTCCTGCCCGTTGGGAGTTTCTTTAATCTAGCAGCCAATTGATCTATATGACAATTAATAACTGTCCAATTATTTTGGGCTATTTTATTAATTTCTTCATTTGGATCAATAATTGCCCGCCCTGGAAAATATTCTTTAATCTGCTTTTTGCACTCTTTCATAATTCGCAGATATATTGGTAAATTGCATTTACATTTAGGATTTTTAAGATATTTTTTAACATCATCTTGTAATTCAGGTGGAAGATTATTCCGAAAGCGACTGTCCCTCATCGCTTCCTTGATTTCCAATAGAGTTATTTTCTTCATTTAAATTTTCTAATACAGGTAAATTTTTATTGATTTGTCGCGGAAAAACAACACGGCCACACTTAGGGCATTTAAATCTTTTTCTTTGTGGTTTGGCTTTAGGAGCCATTATTTTTTTTGTAATAGCATCAATTTTGGGAGCCCCTGTAAATAAAGGACTTGTTTTTATTTCCACTAAATCAGTAGCATCAGAACCATCAGTGATTCTTTTATAACCACATATTTCACAATAAAGTAAATAAGTTTTAATGCTCATTTATTCTTCTTCATTCATATTAAGATCAATGGATGTTTGAGATTCTAAATATGATAGGTAATTAGCTCCCCATTGTGCCAAAAAACTGCCTGCGAATCCTGATAAAAGCACCCATAATACACTTGTAAATATAGAGGCGGGAGATACAAAAATAAAACCACAAAAAAGACCACACCAAAAACCACTACATTGGTAACACTCTATAGCCTCTGATGCTTTTTTGAATATCCACCACTTTTGCTTTTTGGTCCATTCTCTTGGATAATTAAATATTTTACTATCCACAACGATATGTGTAAGCCCAATTACTGAAAATACGAATAATAAAATATCTGTCATTTTTTATCTCCAAAAAGATATATAAATCTGATCTTTGTCTCTATATACTGCAAAATCTTGATACTCCCCTTCTATATCACGAAGTACATTTTCTAAATCAGAAATTGGGATTGTTTTATTTTCAACTATTTGATTGTTAATTTTAGTTAGAGTAACCTCACATTCAAAATGTTCTTTAAGAGTGGATATGTGGTCGTTATTAACAGAATTTAAAAAATTGAGCAAGCATTGCTGTTGAATCGATCTCAAATCGTGTATTTTAGCAAATTGCCATTGTTTAAAAAGACTTTGAAACTCGGGAAATAAGGATCGCACTTTTTGATCGTGAAAAATTAATTTTTCAATATTTGTTATATTTAAACTCAACATACTAATATTAAAATAAGTTGTTATCAATATTTAGGAGATAATTTTATGGCAGATGAAACATATCGTCAATCAGAATTTAAACCCCCCAATCATCCAATAAAAGGACCACTTTTGAATGATGGTGGTATAGAAGTACAAGGCAATGTACCAGAAGAATTTAAAAAGGTATTAGCACAAAAACAAAAAGAAAAGCAACAACAGCAACAGCAACCTAAATCAGTACAAAGTGGACCTCCTAATATATCTCCTGTTCCTAATGAACCGCATACGAATCCAGTAACACAATTTAAACCAACTCCAAATTTAGGGGCGGCAATGGCTAATACATCGGATTTACAAAGACTTTTAGAAGGGCTGCCGGTAAAATATGAGCCTGTTAATTTGCCATCACGCGGAAGATTTTATGAAGATGATGCGTTAAAGTCAGGCACTTTGCATGTGCGACCTATGACGGGTGCAGAAGAAGAAATTTTAGCTACGCCTAGACACATCAAAAGAAATGAAGCAATGGATATGATTTTTAATGCATGCATTCAGGAAAATTGCAATACTTATAATCTTTTAACAATTGATAGAACTTATTTGTTAATTTGGTTGCGAGGTATTTCATATTCAACAAAATATGAGGTAGAAGTAGAATGTCCAAGATTTGGATGTGAAACCAAATTTCAAACTACTATTGATTTAGATCACATGAATGTAGAGTATTGTCCTGATTCTTTCACAACGGCTAAATTAAATGGCATACTTCCAAAAACAGGATATCAATTTAATTATAGATTGGCTACAGGTGCAGATGATTTAGCTGTTAATGAATATCGTGAAAGACGCCTTAGAAGGTTTGGAGATCAAGCCGCAGATAATACACTCACATTTAGAACCGCTTTACTGCTAAATAATATTGAAACTATTACTGATAAGGATGAATTACAAATTCTACTTAAAAGATTACCTGTAGAAGATGTTGCATACTTGCGAAATTTAGCAAGTGATCCTCCTTTTGGTGTAGATACTAATGTAGACTGTTTTTGCCCAGCATGTACAAATGAATTTAGTCTTGATCTGCCGTTAGAAGCGGGTTTTTTCTTCCCACGGTCCAAGACGAAACAGGAAGAGTGAATTGGGAACTAAGTAGTGCTCAATTTTTTAAAACTTGGTTTAATGAATTATTCTTCTTGGCATACCATATGCCAGGTCTAGGAGGATATCACGAAATATTGAGCATACCTGTATTCCAACGAAAATATTTCATCCACGAATTCATTGACCAAAAAGAAAAAGAAGCAAAAGCAATTGAAAAAGAACGTAAAAAGTCAAGTTAAAAAGTAAATAATATAGAAGTATTATAACAATGTCAAAGGATTTGCAACAGTAAAAGAAAATGCTATGCTAAAAGAACGCTATCAAAATCCCAATGTTGGTGATACTGTAAAATTAAGAATGCTGGTTATGAACAATCATCAATTTAGCAATGTTCATTCTATTGATAGGGTTGAAATTTGGCGATTAGATGAAACAAATCCTATGGATGTGGATTTACGAACCAAAGTAGAAGAATACGATGGGGATGCTGTTAAACGTAATGAAGAAGGTCATTATTATTTAAATGTAGTATTAGAGGATACTCTTTATTGTGTAGGAAAACATGTTGATATTTGGTACATGTCATTCGAAGATTATGAAGCAAACCAGTGTCAAATAGCACCAATAGAAAATAATTTTGAAATTGTTAGAGACTTATGGATAACCACTCCTGTACCATTTGTGTATGATTTTAACTTCTCTTTCATGCCAAATAAAATACCACAAGGAGCAAAACAATATCTAATAATAAAAGTTACCCCTAACGTGCCTCATGCTTCTGATTTGAACAGGTATTATAATAGTATTGCAATTTCTTCACCTTTGAAGATTACAATTAGACAAAGATGTGGAGATTGCATGCCTGCGGAAGCTGATTTGAGATTGGTTGCCGAAGAAGAATTGGTTGAATTGAGAGAACAAACATTAGGCTATTATCAGCTTGATACGGAAGAATTGGATTGTGGAATTTACGACGTGTGGTTCCGCATGGAATTCGGGGATAATATATTTATTTCCCCCAAATATCAGTTGCAAATCTTTGATTAATCTTCCGATTAATCTTTAAAAATCCTTAACTATGTACGTGTTGTGGAACACGAAACCCTCGCATTTCGTGTAAAATCTATACCCTTCTTGGGTAGTATGCCCAAGAAGGGTATTTTTGCATTCGGACTCAATTGATAAATCTTACCAAGATTTACATATAAGAAATTCATGGTATAATGAAAGCATGATTGAAATTACATACACAAAAGGCGATGCAACACGCCCCCAAACTAGTGGTGTAAAGATTATTGCGCATATTTGTAATGATTTAGGTGGGTGGGGCAAAGGATTTGTCCTATCGATTTCAAAACGATGGCCGGAACCTGAGATAGAGTATAGAAAATGGTATAGAAATAAAGCAAAAAACAATTTTAAACTTGGTGCAGTACAAATTGTTCAAGTGGAGAAATATATCCATATAGCTAATATGGTAGGACAACATGGCATACGAACAGTGGGTGATTTTAGACCCCCAATAAGATATAATGCTGTAGAAGGGTGTCTAAAAATTCTAGAAAAGAGAACAAAGGAATTGTACGGTAGCATTCATATGCCTCGAATAGGAACCGGACTTGCAGGGGGAAAATGGGAAAAGATTGAACCTCTTATTCATGATACTCTATGCAAAAATGATATTCCAGTTTATGTTTATGATTACAAGGAATAATTATGAATTTACACTTTCGTAGTCCTAAAATTCAAGCAGAGTATGAAAAAACTCTTGCAATGATGATATCATTACAAGAATTTATTGATATTAATGAAAAACCAGAAATTATTCAACCAAAAATTGCTCAACCAAAATTTCGCACTTTGGCTAAAGGAAATGGGATTGCAGAAATAAGAGAATATCCGCCTGTTCGTCGTACCATATCAATCTGCGGACAATATTTTACACTTCAATTCCCATACATTATTTTTACAATAACAAATAATATGTTGCACTTGTTTTTTTCAAAACACCCCATTACCAATCTCAATGATAGTATTTGGTATGCAACTTTGCCAAATGTATTTCCTCAAGATCACTATGTATGTTGCAGTATAGATGATTATAGCATGAAGGAATTTGTTGATGCTTTTTGGAAAACAGAATTTCGTTCCACACACTATACTCATCAAGAATGCACCGATGGACTAAAGATAAATTTTGGAAGATTTCATGAATGGGAAAAATTAAGTTTAAAAGAAGTGACCGAGCGATTAAAATTTGTACCTTTTGGAGATCTGTCTAGAGCAAGTAAACATGATAAAGATAGTATGAAAAACCAAGTGGCAACAACTTTTGGTCAGTTTTTAGAAATGGGTTATCGCAAAAGAATCAATTGGGAATTAGCAAAAGATGTCTCTAAATAAGGCAGTGACAATAAATAATTTGATCCTACGTGCTGCTTATGTGGCTAGGATAGCCCATGCAAAATATAATGGCAAGCCGTATATTACTCATCCTGCTAGAGTAGCCGGGAGGACTTGTGTTCCATAAGAAATGGTTGCAGCAGCGTATCGAAGATGCTTGGGTTGCCCCAGAAACTCTTTCTACTTTATTCCCTGCTGCCGTAGTGAATCTCTAGTGGGCGAACTTACAAATCCCAGCAAAGAAATGAAATCCTCACGTAAAATTCGCAAAGAAGCCGACCGAAAGCATCTAAAAGATGTCAGCATAGAAGCAAAAATTATCAAACTAATAGATCGTATTGATAATCTTATGAAAATGAAAGGGGCTGATACATCGTATGTCAAAGAATCTAAATTGCTGTTAGACGCTATCGGAAGGGATATTGACCCCGAATTAACAAAAAAATTAGAAGCGGTCATGTTAGAACTCAGAAAGAAGGTAGGCAAATAATGATAATACCAGAAGCAAGACCCGATGGGCTCTGTGCAGATTGCCAAAAGGAAATTGCTGTAACAAGGGATGGCAGATTTTGTCGTAAGTGCTTAAAGGCTCGGGTGTTCGAACTCAGTCCAAACAGTCGTAATCTTACTTGGCGTGGAACCGATCAAATTGGTAGATCATCCCGATCATCTAAGGTGTTAGGGGGCACTGTGGATAATGACGATGAGAATGATGACAATTAGAAATATAAAAAACCTCCGCATTTTGCGGAGGTTTTTTTATGCGCCTAAGTCATTTCAATTTTAATTTTTTTATTCCACCCTTTTGATTTAGCATACGCAAATGCGGGCTTATGGGTTTTCTCTGCATCTTCAAAATGAACCTTTTTGTCTTGTGGTTTTTTCCAATCTTTTCCAAATCTGTATCTCAAAAATCTTTGGGTGTCTTGAGGAGCCCACATAGGTTTCCCAAACATATCAATTAAAACTAATTTATTAATAAAATAATCAGGAAAAGATTTTGGCAAATTCAAACCTGGACTTCTTAATATGCCTGTAAAATCTTTATCATTCCAAAAAAACAAATCTACCACCATGTGATTTTTTTCACTACGACAGATTTTAATATGATTATCATTTTTTCTTTTAGGTTTATAGCAACCCATACAAAACCCATCAGCGGCCATTCTTTGATTTAATTGTAAAATTCTTTCTCGATCATCCAACATTAGAGATAAATCTCCGTCTGTATCATGTGCTATATTTCTTCCTTCTCTAACTGCTCCTAGTAAGGTGCCAAAATCCATCCAATATTTAATTTTCTTCTCTTCAAATAAATCATGCAAGTAGTGCAATATTTGTCTTAAATGTTGAACACAACAGAGAGGCATGGTTTTAAAACCTTCTTTGGGGTTATTGCCAAATACAGGCCATTTAGAGGGCGGACACTTATGGGTCTTTGGTGTGCAGCCTTTTGCTAAATGCATCATTTGTCTTTAGACTTTCTTCTTTTTTCAATTAATTCTGTGGTTGAAATATTAGGAGTGCGAGATAGAAATACTTCATTATCCCATTGGATTGGAAGCATGTTTTTTTGATCGCTGCCTTTAATCCACACATCTACCATCTGCAAGTAGGGGGTCATATCTAATGTATTCAGAATTATAATTTTATCTGTTAGATTAGTATTTCTTAAATTTACTAATCTTTGAGCAAGTGATTCAAAGGGACGATTGTGATCTTTTTGTATTCTAACCCAAAAATCGGTCATTATACCCACAAAAAGATAATCACAATGGTCTTTGGCTCGCTTTAATAAATTAATATGACCTTCATGTAGAAGATCCCACACTCCAACTGTAAATCCCAATTTCATAAATCTATATATTCTATCATGACTAAGTTTATAGGTCCATACTTTTCTTACCCTTATATAAAAAAAAGAGAAACTTATCCAGATTTTAAATTATTTTTAGAACTTATGAATTTATTTTCTCGCATCCCGCATGGTATAACTATACGGGGGGCACTTTATATGTGGAATCAAGAAATAGGGAAAGATTGGAAAGAAAGTGGTGATAATTTAAATTTGCCATTTAACAAACGCACAGGCAATCCCCTTGAAATAACAGATATTTTTGTTAAAAATGCTAAGGCATGTGATACAAAATTAATTATTGATAATTACAGTTTTAAGTATCACAAAAATACAATAAAAAGATTTAAAGAAGAATTTGGCTATAAAAATGTAATCATTGACAATCGCAGTGAAATGAGTGATCCTAAAAATAGAATAAACTTAGCCCTAAAAAATGAAAGAGCTATAGAGGGGTACATGCACGATAAATTCTTCTTATTTTCTGAATTAACAGGAATAGGTCAATATGTTATATTACAAATGACAGCAAATATAAATTACACGCAGTATCATCAATATAATAATTTTTTAGTTTTATATGATAATAAAGAATTATTTGATATGTATACAAAACATTGGGATAATCTCAAAAAAAGAGTAATGCAAAAAAAAGCATGGGCGTTTGTTGATATGACAAACAGAAACATTCGATTTAACCAGGCTAATCTCCATCGTAATTTTCAAGGAGATTCAATAGACGAAGCAACAAAACACAAAAATGGGGTGTGGTTTTTCCCTCGTAAAACGTGTCCTGTCGAAATGCATTTAAAACACATTACAAAGACCGCCAACTTTAGCACGAAAATTTATATAGCGATGTCTTTTTTAACAAGGGGAAATTTTTCTAAAATACTAAAAAAGCTTAAAGAGAGAGGGTGTGAAATTCGCGTTATTATGAGTGAAGAATTTCAAAATAGAAATACTATAATTCGTTTAAAAAAATATAAAATTCCATATTGTATCATTAAAAATAATTATTTAAATGAAAATAACTATGAAAAAGATGAAAATGGTAATTTAGTGAATATAATAGGTGCATTTAAAGATAATTGGCGAGGTAGGATGCACCACAAATTTATACTAATTAAACATCAAAATCAAAAAACAGTGTGGACAGGTTCTTATAATTTTACCCATCCAGGTCTTCATTTGAATGATGAGACTATGTTAAAATTAATTGATCCAACCCTTTATAATAAATTCAAAAAACATTTTGATCGACTTTGGAAAAATCCCAAAGAAATTAAAAAACTTAAATCCTTATTGATTTAATGCCTATCTCCACTATAATAAATGGCTGTGTACTTCCCCCACATTTGGTACAATTCTCAACTTTTTCCAACATGGCATATATTTTGGGGTTTATTGTTGCCGATGGATGTTTGCGAAACGATGAATAT